CATTCCTTCAAATATGACAGCTTCTGAAAAGAAGGCTGCAGGTACACCCGTAGATACAACTACATCTGGCTCATCAGGAGCTGGCGCCGGAGGCGCAGGCGCAGGAGCTGGTTCAGGTTCTAGCACGGCAGCTGGCACATCTACTGGTGGCGGAGACTATAAGACTGTCAAGGGTATATTGAATTTCCAGGGCAACCCATTTACCGGACAATATCAAGGCACATATTACTCAAACGGTAAAGTTGAAACCCCTGGCCAAATCAAGCAAGACTTTATTGCTAAGTATGGCGAGCAGGCAAAGTTTATTATGTCTGTTCCAGAACTTGGTGGAACTGGCGGTTTACTCGAGCAGGCCATTAAAGCCAACTGGAATAAGGACCAATTCCTTACTCAGTTTGCCAATACTCAATGGGCGCAAGAGCATCCTGGCGACATCGGCCTTGCTGAGATTAAGCGCATATCTGCGCCGGAGCAATACAACACAGACTACAATGCTGCTCAGACTCGCATTGCCGGCATAGCAAAATCACTTGGTTTATCATTAACGCCTCAACAGCTAGGCCAGCAGGTTGACATCAAGTCAACTCCAGCTTTTGACCAGAATGCAGTTAACTCTGGACAAGATATGACTAACTGGTTGATGCAGCACCCAACTGCTACAGATGCTCAAATTACCCAGCAAATGGCCAAGTATGGTACTATTGACCCTACCACTGGTCCTGGCGGTACAATCAGACAATTCTCCACAAACCTCCAATCGCTGGCTCAGCAATATGGAGTGTATGGACAATTTAGCCCAGATGGCACAAGCAAAAACTTTGAGCAAAAAGCTCTTGAAGAAGCTGCAGGTGGAGCCAATCTGAATGACCCAGCAGCCATGCAGAAGTACGAACAGATGTACAAGACTGCAGCCATAAATACATACAAGCCCTTTGCTGACCAAATCAATGCTGGCGCTAAGGTATCTGATTTAGCTTCGCCTTATGTTAATACCATTCAAAGCCTGCTTGAAGTAAGCCCAGCTGATGTTCAGCTTGGCGGAGCTACAGGATACGGCGCAATGGTATCTAAGGCTATGGCTGGAGATGCTAACGGCACCGCTACTAACCTTTACGATTTTGCCAATCAGGTTCGTTCTCAACCAGAGTGGCTCAAGACGCAGAATGCTCACACAACAATCCTTGGTGGCATCAACCAATTGATTAATAAGATGGGACTCGGTTAATGGCGCGCTCAGCAGACCAAAGCAGTGGAGCAAGTAACGCCGCTCTTCCAAGCTCGCAATTTGGCGGAGACGCTGGCGCTGTAGCAGCCAATACTCCAAAAGCTGCGGTTGCCGCTACTCCACCAGCAACAACACCTCAACCTTCGACACCTCCTCCAGCCACTCCTCCAGCATCAACTGGTTTTACTCAAGCCGATATTGATGCAGCAGTAGCAAAGGCGACAGCTACTCAAAAGACTACAGATGCCAATAACGCAGCTGCAGTAAAAACCGCCAATATTACAGACGCTGCAACCCAGGGCGCAGCCGTTCTCGCTGGCTATGGCCTCACTGGCGACATCGCAAATGGCATCGTAGCCATGATGCAAAATGGTTTAGACATGACAACAATTACCAACGTCATTGACTCTTCAGACCCAGTAACAGCTGTAAAGAAATTGGGCCTTAGCGACAGCCAGCTGTCAGCTGCAACTAACCTTGTCAGCGCATGGCAGACCCGCTTTAGCGGTAACCAAGCTCGTATCGCAGCAGGCTTGCAGCCTCTTGACCCAGCTACTTATATTCAGAATGAGCAATCCTACAAGCAGGTAATGACAATGGCTGGCATTCCAAACAATAGTCCATTGATGGCTACCGATTACCTTGGCAACCTTATGGCTATGGATGTCTCACCAGCTGAAGTTAAGATGCGTATAGATACAGCCACATCTGCTATTCAGAACGAGGACCCACAAGTTATTCAGCAGCTTCAATCTCAATACGGCCTAAGCACAGCGTCTTTGATGACGCACTTGCTTGACCCAAAGGTAGCAGCACCTGTTATCCAACAGGAGTACAACGCAGCTACTATCGGAGCAGAAGCGGCTCGTGCTGGAGCCAACATCGCCTACGGCGGTACTGGCCCACTCAGCGCTATGTCACTTGCAGCTCAAGGCGTAAGCCAAGCTCAGGCAGCTCAAGGATTCCAGCAAATTGCTGCACAGACTCCAGCGCTTCAATCATTAGCTAGCCGCTACACCGGATACGGTCAAGCTGGCGATGTTGCAGGCCAGTTGGGCGCAGCAGTCTTTGGTACTCAAGGAGCAGCACAAGCTGAAGCTGAGATAACCCGCCTCAAGGCACAGGAGTCCGGAGCCTTTAGCGGCTCGGCTGGAGCCTCAAAGGGCAGCTTACTGGGAGCGCAAGAAGGCGTTTCCTAACATAAGAATCCGTCACCACTGACCAGCATGGATGACGCGTATTAAGACTGGTAGTAGGAGCCAAACATCTTTCCCCTGAGATGCGTTGCGGCCTGCGTCACAACTAACGAAAAGGGAGTGCCACATGGCAAACCAATATGAAGACGATGACTTCGATGATATCGAAGAGACACAAGATGCTAACGGTCCTGCGAATCTTCGCAAGGCATTGAAGCGAGCAGAGAAGGAAAAGAAAGAGCTGGCAGAACAATTGGCTGCCATCCAGTCTGACCTACGCTCACGCTCCGTCAAGGAAGTATTGGCACAGAAAGGCGTACCTGACAAGGTAGCCAAGTTCATACCTGGCGACGTAAGTACGCCAGAGCAGATTGACTCATGGCTCAGCGAGAATGCCGACGTGTTCGGTTTCGCAAAGCCAGAAGAAGCTGCTCAAGCAAGCGAAGAAACGCAAGCGCAAGTTGCCTCATATCAGCGTATTAACGCTGCTACCCAGAATGCAAATACCCCAAGTCGTGAGACTGACCTAGCTGCAAAGCTAGCTGGGGCAAAGACTCTTGATGAGTTGAATGCAATCACCGGCAACCCAACTACGCGTTTTACTCGCGGCAAGTAAACCCATCCGCACAAACCTTATAGAAAGAAGGTGAACGCATGAGCAACGCATACACAGACTCGTCAACTGGCTCACTAGGTAACTACTTAGTACAACAGGCCTATGACCGCTATGTAGAATTCGCTCTCCGTGCTGTTCCTCTCGTCCGCGATGTAGCGGACAAGCGTCCAGTACAACAGGCTATGCCTGGTTCTTCAGTAGTATTCCAGATTTACACAGATTTGGCTGCTGCTACAGCTACACTTTCTGAGTCAGTTGACCCAGATGCAGTTGCACTCGGAAACACAACACAGGTTTCCGTAACACTCAACGAATACGGTAACGCTTCTCTTGCTACCCGTAAGCTTGAGTTGTTCTCACTCTCAGATGTTGACCCAGCAATTGCTGACATCATCGCCTTCAACATGGCTGACTCTCTTGATACAGTCGCGTTGCAGACCCTTACCGGTGGACCAAATGCTATCGCAGAAGTTAACGGCTCAGTTGTTTCAACCTATGCTGGTACCTACACCAACGGTACAACCAACAAGTCAATCCTCGGAACTGACGTTATCAAGTCACGCGACATCCGTTTGGCTGTTGCTAAGCTCCGCGCTAACAAGGCTGTTCCACGCCAAGGCGAGTACTACTGGGTTGGTATCCACCCAGAAGTTTCACACGACTTGCGCGCTGAGACAGGTGTTGGCGGCTGGCGTGATGACCACAAGTACTCCGAGACTGGTGCTGGCGAATTCTGGCCAGGAACCATCGGAACCTACGAAGGTGCAATGTTCGTTGAGTCACCTCGTATGGCTAACTTTGCTGACGGTACTGGCGCAGGTTCTGCATCAGGTACCTTTGGTACTTCTTCATACGTTAACGCTACTGGTGGTGTTCGTGTATTCCGTACACTCGTCGCTGGTAAGCAAGCACTGGCAGAAGCTGTAGCTGAAGAGCCACATGTTATCTTCGGACCAGTTGTCGATAAGTTGATGCGTTTCCGTCCAATCGGATGGTACGGCGTTCTTGGATGGGCACGTTATCGTGACGCTTCCTTGGTACGTATCGAAAGCGCGTCGAGCATTCACCAGGCTTAATTAACTAAGTCATCGTGATAGGCCCGTCAGATAGTGGGCGGGCCTACCACTCTTAACAAGGAGAAACATGGGATACCAATTTACACCACCAGCGGTTGATGAAACCCCAGCAGGTTTTGGCCGTTTGATGTGGCGTTATCGTATTGCTCGTGGGGACACGCTTCTTGTTAATGGAACAGCAGTAACTCGTGTCCGTACCCCAGGTGTAGACCAAACCCTGGAAGCTGACTATTACTACCTTGGTGGCCACATCTACAACATAACGCCAGTTGAGGCAACTATCTTGACTAATGCCGGATACGGCGCATACATTACAACGGTTTAGGGAGAGACGTGAATCCAGGACGCTATAACATCACAGTCATCAATGGCACGACTTTTGCCCTATCACCATCATGGCTTATTAACGATGCCCCTGTCAACCTCACGGGCTATTCAGCTGACATGCAGGTACGCGACGTCAGCGGCAACCTTGTTGTAGAGATGTCTACAGCCAATGGCAAGATTACCCTTACCGCTGGTACAGGTACCATCAACATTACTCTTACATCGACTCAGACTTCAGCTAGCAACCTACCAGCTGGTAACTATACCTACGCGCTAAACGTCACAGACTCTTCTAGCAATGTCTATCAAATTCTCCAGGGTGCATTTGTAGTAACCGCAAGCACGGTGCAATAATGGCAGATACAACGCCTACTTACGTTGTTCAAATCCCTGTCTCCACTAGCGTTCTTAACGTCTCATCGAATCAGGGGAGCCTTAGCACAAGCGTTGTGCAAATCCCTGTTACAACCAATGTGTACAATGTTGGTTCTCAGAAGTACGAAATAATTGAACTGGGCGTTATTGGCCCACAAGGAATTCAAGGAGCATCAGGTGGAACAGGCAGCACTGGGTCTACTGGCAATACTGGTACCACTGGCCCTGTCGGGCCTACTGGTAATGTGGGAGCTACGGGCAGTACAGGCTCAACAGGAGCAACCGGTTCTGGACAAACGGGTGCAACGGGAAGTACGGGCAGCCAAGGCCAGACTGGCTCAACTGGGTCAACAGGAAACACTGGCAGCACAGGCGCTACAGGCGCAAGTGGAACCACAGGTTCTACTGGACCTACGGGTAATACAGGAAGCACAGGGCCTACTGGACCCACAGGCAGCACAGGAGTAACAGGCAATACCGGAGCTACGGGTAACACTGGTGCAGGGACTGCCGGTTCTACGGGCTCTACCGGCCCCACAGGGCCTACAGGAGCCACTGGAGCGACTGGCTCTACAGGCGCTACAGGTGCTACGGGCACTGGATACAGCGGAGTAGCATCTCTCTCTACAGTAACTGTAGCTACAGGCTCACAGACTTTTGCTCTTATCGCTGGTCAAGGTGCATACCTTAATGGCGCACGAGTACGTGCTTTTTATACAGTTACTCCATCTAACTTTATGGAAGGTTTGATTACTTCCATCTCATCATCGTCCATGACAATTAACGTGGATACCATTGGCGGTTCTGGCGTATACAACGTCTGGAACTTCAGCATCACAGGTAATCCAGGAGCAACAGGGCCGACGGGAGCAACGGGTGCCACAGGAGCCACAGGTACGAATGGGTCTACGGGAGCGACTGGCCCGACAGGACCAACAGGGGCGACAGGTAATACTGGCGGCACTGGCCAGACTGGAGCTACAGGGCCTACTGGACAAACAGGCGCTACAGGTTCTACGGGAAGCACGGGAGCAAGCGCGTCAGCATACCCAGACATTTTGATATTTGGAGCTATGTGATACAGTTGTCACTGTGAAGATTGCAGTCTACGCCATATCAAAGAATGAGATACTCCATGCGGAACGTTGGGCTAAAGCTACTGAAGGTGCTGATTATCGTGTCGTTGCTGACACTGGTAGTACGGATGGTACTCAAGAAGCGCTCTCAGCGCTGGGAGTAACCGTACATCAGATTCATGTCGAACCATTCAGGTTCGATATGGCAAGAAATGCTGCACTCTCGTTAGTGCCAGCTGATGCAGATGTATGTCTCATCCTCGATTTAGATGAAGTGCCAGAGCCGGACTTCTTCAAGAAAGTCCGTAAGCTCTGGAAGCCAGGTTCGGACCTAGGCTGGGTATCTATGCAAACAGATACCAATAGGTGGGAAAGAGACAGACTACATTCCCGCAATAACTGGGTGTGGAAGTACAACATCCACGAAGTAAACATTTGGTACGGTCAGGGTGAGCCCAAAGACTGCGATGTACGCAAAGCAGTTATTACTCACTTACCAGATAATACTAAGTCTCGCGGGCAGTACCTGCCCATGCTAGAGACTGGTGTCAAAGAATTTCCCACAGACCCGCGCATATGGACATATATGACGCGAGAGTATTTCTTCTACTCCAAATGGGAAGATGTTATCCGCAGTGCAGAAAAGAAACTCGAGCTAGGTGGTTGGGATGTTGAAAGCGCAGCAGTCTGCCGATGGGCAGGAGAAGCTGCACACCAACTGGGCGATGAAGATAATGCACGAATGTGGTATGACAAAGGCCGAGATATTCTTCCCCTGCAAGGTGAGCCGCAATTTGGTGTGGCAATGGATGCATACCGGAAGCAAGAATGGCAGCGCTGCTTAGATGCAGCTCTTAACGCTTTGGAAGCTCCTCGCTCCAACCATTACTGCTACGAATCTGCCGTCTGGGACTGGAAAGCCTACGATTTGGCAGGAATTGCAGCATATAACCTCAAGCATATCGACGAAGCAATAACCTTCACCGAACATGCAGTAAAGGCAAACGGGCCTGAGAATGAGCGCATTGAGCGCAATCTCGACTTTTTCAAGAAAGTGAAACATGACATCTCACAAGCACGAGTTAAAAGAAATTGAGTTTGGACTAGATGCACAAGCTAATTGGGTTTCTGTCTACCTGTGCAAAGGGTGCGACATCCGCTCTTCTGAAGCTTTCCCAACCGACGCTATTGAGTCGGAGCATTTGCAGCATGATAGTTATGTTGATGGCTGCTTTGCTTGCAAGATACATACACTAGAGCTAGGTACCGGTGACGCCGGTAGAGCTGAAGCTCCCATGTCGGGCAAGAAGTGGGACAACGAATTAGAAGCCTACCGCAAGGCTAGAGCTGAAGGTATCCAACCAGCTGGTACCACCATGAAGGCCATCAATGAAGCCAAGGCCGCCAGCGACAGAATGGGTGCAGCATACAACGCTGATGTTATGCCAGCGGCAAATCAGATTACCAAGCAAAGTGCTTCGGTATTGAAACACACAGGGGACATCTAATGGCAATGCGTGATGATAAAAAGCAAGACGCCAAGGTAATGAAGGGCATGAAGCCTGTACAAAAGGCTGCCTTTAAGAAAGCTGATACAAAGATGGATGCCAAGAAGCCATCCGTTAAAGCTGATGCCAAGATGGACAAGGCACTAGCCGCTAAGATTAAAAAGGGTAAGTAAATGGCAGCAGCTAAAAAGGGTATGGGCTTTGCAGCCGCCCAGAAGCAAATCGCTAAGAAGTCTGGCGTACCTATGAAGAATGCTGGAGCCATCTTGGCATCGGCTACTCGTAAGGCTAGCCCAGCAGCGAAGAAGGCTAATCCGAATTTGAAGAAAGTCCTACCAGCAAAGAAGGGAAAGTAACCATGTGCGTTGAATGCGGTTGTACTAAGAATGCTGTTGGCGGAGCCAACGACAAGCTCACCGGCAAGCCAACCAAAGACAAGTTCGGTTCATACGAAGGCGTCGGCGGAACAAAGAATAAGTAAGTAACTTTAAGAAAGGATAGCGATGGCTACAAGTTTATCAACTGTCTATCATATGAATAGGCTGGCAGGAACCATCGTCAACGGCGTACCACAGTACGACTTTGATGGTGCTTGTACCAAGTGGGGTACCGTTGTATTAGGTGCGCACAATGCTACTCGTGGCATCGACGTCCTTAACCAGATTTATGCTTACCGCAACGGTGGTAAGAATTACTACGAGGATACCCCTGGCATCCTCAACCTTCTTGCTGGAACCTTTGGTTTGGGTGAAGCTGAAGCGGCATCAAGGATTACATCGTGACGTTATTCATTGACTTAATTAACGAAACTAACCTAGCCCTGACGGGTTACACCAACCGTCAGGACCAGGCTACATTTCTCACCTCAGACTTGAGCGCAACCGCTACTACCTTTGTGGTAGCAGATGGAACCGTTCTGACTCGTGGTATCGTTGAAATCGACGACGAGCTTATCTGGGTAGACTCCTTTGACCGTACTTCCAATACGGCTACCATCCCCGCCTATGGTCGAGGCTTTCGTGACACCACGCCTACCGTACATACAGCTGGTACTCGTGTAACTATCGCGCCTTCCTTTCCGCGTAGCGTCATCCGACGAAACATTAACCTCGCAATTGATGGCGTCTATCCAGATTTGTTCGGCACTTACTACACTCAATTCAATTGGCAAGCCGCGCGTACGACTTATCCTTTGCCTCAAGAGGCAGTGGATATTCTTGGCTGCTCATGGCAGACCATCGGGCCATCTCGTGAATGGTTACCAGTACGCCACTATCGCGTAGACCGTATGGCTAACCCTGGCGTATGGAATACAGGTAAGACTGTATCTATCCGCGAAGGCATTATCCCCGGTCGTCCTGTCATGGTTACTTACACCAAGAAGCCAACACCGTTGGTGTACGACACTGATGACTTCTCTATGATAACAGGACTTCCTGACTCGTCACGAGAAGTCATCATCCTCGGCGCTGCATACCGCACCGCTATGTATCTTGACCTTGGACGAGTCCCAGCTGCTACAGCGGAAGCTGATTCACAGCAGTCTAATGACCCGATTGGTTCAGCAACCAATATTGGTCGAGTCCTTCAACAGATGTACCAGCAACGCCTCCTTGTCGAAGTGCGTCGCCTGCAAGAGCAATTCCCACCCCGGACCCACTACACAAGCTAAAGGAAGCATATGGCTACTCGTCGCTATTACTCCGCCAATGCGGTTGATAATACAGTTGGCACATTCGTCAACAGTACATCGCCAACCGTTACCCTGGCAGTCTCGCCAGTTGGTTACCCTAGCACCTACCCATTCGTGCTTGCCCTTGACTACAACACTGCAGCTGAAGAGCTAGTCCTTGTTACCGGAGCGTCGGGTACAACCCTTAACATTACTCGCGGCTTTAACGGAACCTCGGCATCGTCTCACAACGCTGGCGCAGTTGTTCGCCACGTTATTACAGCTCAGGACTTAACAGATGTTCAGGACCATATTGCAGCTGGCCCTGGCGGAGTACACGGCATCACCGGTGCTGTCTCTAACTTCTTGGCTACGCCTACCTCAGCTAACCTCGCCTCGGCAGTCTCTGATGAGACAGGCTCTGGCGCACTGGTATTCGGCACAGCTCCTATCATCGCCATGGGCATTAATGCTCAGACGAATACTAGCTACACGCTAGTAGCTGCTGATGCAGCCAAGCTGGTAACGCTCTACAACACTGGCGGAATTACCTTGACTATCCCAGCTAGCACATTCTCTGTTGGTCAGGCTGTCAACATCCAGCAGACTGGAGCAGGTCAGGTAACTGTACAAGGTGACGGCACAGCAACCTTTACCGGTACCGGCACCAAGCTTCGTACACAATACTCAGCTGCGACAATCCTTTGCACCGCCACCAACGTCTTTACCCTGATTGGTGACATTCAATAATGGCAACCGCATATCTCGTTCTTGGACAATCAACTCCAGGTGCATCAGCCACTACTACTCTGGTGACTGGCTCAACCAATGGAAGCATCGTCTCCTCGTTCACCGCTTGCAACAAGGGCGGTACTAATGATACAATTCAAGTATCTATTACAAAATCAGGTGGTTCAGCGTACTACCAATTCTACAACTTTACCCTTGCGGCTAACAGCACCTTGCAGGAAACACCAGGCTGGACATTAGCTAGCGGAGACTTGCTCAAGGTGTATTCCACCACTGGCAATACCGATTACACAGCGACAGGAGTGACGCTCTAATGGCAGTTACACTTCTTACCAACTCAGCGGTTACCCCCGCTCTTGCTATCAATGCCCAGGCTGCTTCCTATACAGCAATCCTTGCTGACGGAAACAACACGCTTGTCACCATTGCTAACGCATCGGCTAACACTTTCACCATCCCACCTAATTCGTCAGTGGCTTTCCCAGTAGGCGCTATTCTTAACATAGCCCAGACCGGAGCTGGCCAGACAACAGTTACCCAAGGCTCAGGCGTAACCATCGTCTCCAACGCTGCTACCGCTTCAGCTCCCAAGCTTCGCGCACAGTATAGCGGAGCGACAGCGGTACAAACTTCAGCAAACAACTGGCTGATTGTGGGAGATATTGCATGATTCTACCTGGAATTTTCGCCTCTCAAATCTCAGGCCATCTCTACGCTGGCCCAGCAGGTGCATTTGACGCGCTAGGAAGTGTGACGGTTGGCTCAGGCGGGCTATCGTCTATTACCTTCTCGGCTATTCCGCAGACTTATACGCATTTGCAGA